CATGTAGCTTTGGGAAGGCTACTCTTAGTTTATCTCTAACTAAGTTTTGAAGTCTCCTCCCCTTTGCTTTTGCCGAACGTGCGCTCAAGACTTCTTCTTAACTTTACGTTTAGCTTTCTTCTTTTTGGCTTTTGGTTTCGGCTTTTCCTTTTGAGTTAGCTTATCACCAAAATCACTGAACCATGTTTTAATTGCTTCTACAAGGTTCATTTCTCTTCGTTTTCTAGCCATTTGTTCTCCTTTTTTAATCTAATACTCTATACCAGCATTCATCTTGTGTTGAATTACAACAATGAAACCATGTACGTCCATCTGGACCTACTGTTTCTGATTGAACAGTACCTTCGCACTCACATTCCCATTGATATTGACCGCCTCCATTTCCATTACAATCGTTGGTCATTCCATTACAAGACATTAATACAAGCATGAGTAATATTATTATTTTATCTAATATCCATAAACCTATTAATAGGCTTAACTTTTTATCTGTATTAAACTTCATTTCACCTCCATTAGCTAGGGAGAGCGGATCAAATCATAGGAGTGATTAGTATAAATCCACCCTCCCATCCTGGCTAATTCTTTAAACTGTTTACTTTATCATTTACAATGTCAATTAACTTAGCTATATCTTCAAGAGCTTTTGCAACTCTTAAGTTTTGCTTTGATTGATGCTCTATAAATGTTGTTATTTTAGCTTCTGTTGCTACTTCTTTAACACTTCTCATAATTTCTCCTCATAAAATGCGTTATCATCTCCTGGATCATGTTTAGGACAAGGTTTTCTGTCTAATCCATATGTTGGCATATCTTCATAATAAGATATAAAGCGTTTACCTCCATATTTATTAACTTCAAAAGTCTTTCTACAGTATCTACAGTACTTAACAACAAAGCGATTGCTATTCTTTCCCGACTGTTCCATCTTTTGTATCCTTATCTATCTTCTCTTGTAAGCTTGCATAAAACTTCTTAGATTTACCACCAAATTCAATATATTTGTTTAGTATTTCAGCAATACCAGACATATAATGATTGATTTGATTGATACGCAAATGTAATTGATACATTTCAATCTCCATTTCTTTCTTAGTTGGTTTCTTTTTAGCCATTAAAGACCTAACCTTCCCTCAACCATTCTCAGTCTTTTAGTAATACTTTCAATACTAAGGTTAACTTCATTGATTCGTCTAAGAACATCTTCATTCATATTACGACATAATCCTTTAAGTAGTTCTATATCCTTCTTTAAATCTACAGCAGGATCAGCTTTTTTCAAAGTCTTTTTAATATCTTCTTTTTCTGCTTTTGATGGTTTCATTTAACCTCCTAGGTTTGTTTCGTGTGTTCAACTCTAAAGGGATATGCCATTAAATACATGTATATCCACCAATGCTTTCCATTACCAGAAGCCTCTAAGGCAACTTTTATGTCCCGATTATCTACACGCATATTTCTATACTTCTCAATATACATGCTGTTATTCTTGTTATTCCCACCTTTTTGTTTATGTTCTGGGAACTTTGCAAATTCTGCTTTCAAATCTTATTCCTCCGTATTGTTGGCCAACGCTTCTTTCCAGATTCACGTTGAGCGCATTTCTCACATATAATACTGTCCTCAAATAGCTCTTCAGCTTCTTTGAATAAACGCTTTAACATTATAGCGTCATATTTATAAGCTTGAGGGCTAGGTTTTGAGCACATTTCGCACTTTATCGATTGCTTTCCTATGTAACTTACGTTCATCTTTCTTCTCCAGACCTGGATTAGAGCCTTCATCTCAGTTAGCTGTAAATCCACAGTTTTCACATCTATAATGACAGTTTATCACATGGACATCAACTCTACATACCATACACTTCGCTATTTCCATGTCTTTCTCCTATTGATAGTTGGGCATATAAATACTAAGATCTATATTTGTCAGAATATAACACCTAATCCCAATGAATTAAAGTACCTAAATCCAAATTCATTATGATTCTTTATCTATAATATATACATGCCCTTCTATATTTACCTAACTAATTCCCAACAATAATTCATTTTACCGTGTCTGCCCATCTTTGTGACTTCAGACTTAATAAGAATACCTTTTTGTGTTAAGTTTGTTATTGCTCTTCTTATGCTTGTAATAGGCACATGATGACCAACATCATCCTGAACATCAAAAGGTGTCATTTTCCTACCAGGACGACCGTTAAATACAGCAACTATTGCTTTCTCCTGTACATTAACTCTCTTCCTACTAGTTGACAATGTTTCTCCTGATTCATTGTTAGTGTTATAATAACTCATTTAATCTCCTGTTCTAATTTACGTAATCGTTCATCTATCTCTTTAAGAGCTGAAATAACATTCTGCCTAAAGGCATCATGTCCATCTTTCCAGTCTTCATAATCACCTATCTTATCTCTTCTAAATGACATGATCCCCTATCCTCTCATAACTAGGAGGCTTAGGTTCTTTCTCTTGAGACATACCATACAATAAACATAAATATACAATACAATCAACTATTCGTCCAGTTACATCTTCACGTTGAGACTTATGTCCATTAATCCAAGAACAAATACCATCTACATGCTTCATAAGATAAACCATCAATACTTCTTTTTTATCTCTTTTAAGCCATCCACTGATTCTTTCAAAGTTTGCAAAGGCATTGTCTTCTTCTTGGGCATATTCTTTTTGTCCTGCACTACGCATGTCTTGCACTTCTTCGAACAACCCATTAATTAATAATTCCATTTCTTTCTGTGTCATTGTATATCCTTGTATTCTTAACGCTTAGTCTTACCCGTAATTGTTCCTTCTCTCTATTCTTAGTAGATTCTACTTCAAGGAACTCTATAAGTCCAGCTTCATTCTTGAACGGTTTAACTGATAATAGTTTATTAGCATTATAAGCAATTCTAAATGAACCTCTTGATGATGCTATATCCATTCCTTCTTTGATAGCTGTTTTGTTTATTTCACTTACAGCAAATACTACAACGTTATGTTTAACTGCTAATTCCATAAGACATTGAGATGCTTCTTCGACCTTCATATTAAGATCTCTTTGTCTACTCTTAAATAGTCCCATATGATCAACAACTACAATCTCTGGCTTGGTAGGTAGCATTGTGATTCTTTTCTCAATCTCAGTAGCAAATGGAGGAGAATAATCTACTGTTAAGTATTTAAACTTCTCATCCATACCATTTCTCATTTGTTTATAATGATTTGCTAGATCTTCTTGACTCCAGTCATTCTCTATCATTATAAATCTTGACCAAATCTGCCGTGGAGACATTTCCATCTCCATAAAGTATGTAGGTCTCTTAAGAGCTGTTATCCAGTTTTGTAATAACATAGTCTTCATAGATGCAGGTGGAGCTTGTATAATAACTACTTCACCAGGATATATAGGAAAGTCTTGTCCATATAATGCTCCTAAATTAATAGGATTAGGTTCATTCTTATAGAAATCCATAAGAACTTTTTCCATATCTTCAGCACCCATTATATCTTGTGATTTCTTACACTTATATAATTTACATGTATTACTACAGAACTTATCCATAATCTGATCACTACAACCATATCTATACCCTTGACCACCGTGGCCTGTATAGCATCCTTCAACTAATCTAACCATTTCTTCAGCTTTAAACTCTTTATCTGGTCTAGTAACCTTTTGTCGCCACTCTTCCATTATAGTTCTTACTGTATCTTCTGGATATAACCATCTTAGCCATGAAGCTAATCTTAATGCAACCATATGTCTATTACCAAAGGATGCGCCTGTCATCATCTTCTGTATACAGGGATAATTAACAGGATCAGGAGATCTACCTAATGATACATTCTCTTTAGGAGCTTCCTTAGACCTCTTTAAGCTTAATACATCGAATACAGGATCACACTCCATGTCTACTTGAGTCTTACCTAAGCCAGGCCTTTTAGCCTTTTCCATGATAGCATCAATACTACCATATAATAAAGTTTCATCTATTCTAACTTTCCACAATTTAGATTTACCATTTCTAGTATTTATCAACCTTATAATCCTAGTCTTATCTGTAACCGATGGATCTGCATAATCAAATATGCCAGCATCCGATAATGCTTTTTTAACATTTAAATGTAGATTCTTATCAGGTTTCCATCTGAATGCACTTCCAGGTATTCCAACATGAAATCCTGTTCCTGAGAAATATATCTGATATGGAATATCTAAGTCTTTTAATAATATTAGTAGCCCTTGTGTATATTCTTGTGCCTTAGCTGGAGAACTGCCATCTACATCTAATAAGAACTCGTCTGGCATATATATTAAGCCATCGAATCCTGATAAAGATTTCTTAGCATCACAGAAATCTCTTACATACTCATCATAATCATATAATGATACAAAAGTATCACTATCTAATCCTTCCCACTCTCCTGATTTATTAGAATCTTGAAAATGGTGTCTATTGTGTGTGCCAAATGCAAATTCCTTAATCATCAAATTCTCCCATATTTAGTGCTACATAAAGCTCTCTAAGAGAATAGTATGGATGATCTTTGGATACCTCAGTGTTATGTTGAAGAGCCATTTTAGACGCTTCTACATACCTTGTAGTTTCACTTGGCATATATACCTTTAATATGTTTTCTACTGCTTGTTTAACTGTCATGTATCCTCCAAATAATAAGGGGACCAACTCTCATTAGCCCCCTTAGACCGATTAACTACTTAAAATGGTACTTCTGCCGATGCAGTTGTACTATCCGTAGTTGTTTCGGAGGCTACAAAGTCATTGTTCCCTTTTGATTTATTAACATAATCATTGTAATACTTCTCAGCATTACCTTGCCAATATCTAATATCATCTTCAGTAAATGATTCTAAATCATTCTCAAATACTGTAGGTGCTGTATTAGCTAGTATTCTATAGTAATCACCATCTTTATAGAAGAATACGTTTAATGATTTACCTATTAACATTGCAGGGTCGTCATTAAGTTTAACAATGGCTTCACCACTGTCAGACTTAGCTACTTCCATAATACCTGCATTAGCAAATCTAAATAATCTGCCTATTGCAAATTCTTCACCATCTTTCCCTGTTTTAGAATAACAACGAAGATTAATTGAATCAGGATAATCCTTAAACCATACGTCTAAGTATTTAGTCCCGTTCCAATCACCATATTCTGCTTTGACAACTTCAAGGGTGTGCCATCCAGAAGAGAATTTACTCCCTCCGCTACCCGTCTTTACTTTCAGTGTTCTCATTCGAACCTCCTTTAACTAGTGTTTGCAAACTATAAGTCTTACCGCTACCAGGTGAACCGATAATAAGTACTCTTACATTATCGAACCCTTTATGTTTAGCAGCTTCTATTACTTTAGAGTAATCTTGGGGCATCTCTGCAGGTAATACATCAGTTCTATCTTTAGCATTATCAAACATTTCTGAACGTTTAGTAATCCATATATACTGTCTTTTACCTGTAGGATCTAGTACTGTCCTCGCATAGAATACAAAGTCAAACCATTTAGATATATCTTCTTTAGTACCACCATCTATATAAGGTAGTATCTTAGACGTACCATCGTCCATAGTTTGAATTTTAGAATGCACATTACATATTACAATTCCTGGTATTGATGTAATAAAGTCTAGAGCTGTGTCTAGTTTGCTCTTTAATACTCCCCAGTCTTGTAACTTCATCTTGCCATTC